TTAGAGCCAGTTCTCACCCAAAATCCTGTAGTCGCGCAATCGCTGTCGCCAAGTAGCCGCGTGGAAGAGTTAGGGCCGGACCATGTGCGCGTAGTCGCCGCTGTGAAGCCACTAAGATCGAATTTGAGAATCTTGGTCGGTGTCGTTGTGTTGAGAAGCGACCAACTGCCGTCTAGCCACGAGTTAGTGCCTGTCCATGCGTAGTTCCCCGAGGTCGTCACGGCTGAGCTGAGAGTGGTGCCTGAGAGCGTCATCCCCGACCCCATCGTGATCTCTTGGAGCGCACCAGCACTGGAGCGCCCTAACAGTGATGCCGCTGACACTGTTAAGCCGCTCGATGTCGCCAAGCCGGGGGCCACGTAGTCTGTGGCTGCAACGCCGGTCGTGAATCCGCTGCCAGTGCCTTTGAGGATGCCGGAAAGCGTGGTTGAAACACCAATGGTGCCCGCAGTGGTGATGGGGGAGTTGGTGACGGTAAACCCCGATGGCATCGTCAAACCAACCGATGTCACCGAGCCGCCCCCACCAGCACCGGGGCACGCTTGGAAGCTAGGGTTCGATACCGTGCCGTTGGAGATCAGGCACCAGCCGTTGGTCCCCGGTGCTATCAAGCTGGGAGCGCTCACACCTGAACCAACGAAGATGGAGTGGTTCGTCTGCGGTGCCATCGACACCGTAACGTTGCCCACCGTGCCACCACCGGTCAGACCCCCGCCTGCTGTAACCCCGGTAATCGTTCCTGCGCCACCGCCTGCGGTGATGTCGGTAAACAGTGAAGTGTTGAGAGACCATAAATAAGTATGACCTTGTACACGACTAAACCCTGTTGGTCCGCGCGCATCGGGTGGCGTTGTGGAGGTCTGGATGCAGACCAAGCCGTCGGTGTTTAACTGAGTGGACAGGGCGCAATTAGTGTTGTACTCAGGTACGCCGCCCACCTGCGCATATACGATGGACGGCAGCAGAAGTAGTAAGAGCAGCAGCCACTTTCTCATTGCAAGCCTCGCTCAGCCTCCCTCACCCAGATTGGCGGTTGCGTGTCCCAATCACAGCGTGCACGTGCCTCGGGCATCATCTCGGCGCGGATCTCGTCTTGCAGGTCGGGTTCGCGCGCCAATCGCACCAGTTCATAGCTAAATCGTGCTTGGATGAGCGGGTCGTGGTACGGGTCGCCTTCGATGAAAACACCGTGCTTCACCACTTCACCCTGGCCCCAAACTGGGTTTATGACTGGGATGGCACCGAGGCACTGAGCCTCCATGCCCGTGATGTAGCCGGTCTCCCAGAACGTGGATGGATAGCAGCAAATACCCGCCGAGAGCCATTCGCGATAAAGTTGATTCTGCGAGATGCGCCCGCGCATGAACACGCCAGGCTGGTCTGCCAGGTTGAGAATGTAGTCCTTGTACTTGGGCCAATGACCGTCCTTCAGTTTGTCGATGTTGTCGAACCCGTAGAAGATATGAAGCGATAGAGATGGCTCACGCTCATGCGCCCGCTTGAAAATCTTGAGCAAGTATTCAAGGCCACGGTCGGGGGACGATGCATAGATCATCTTGGCGGGATCGCGTTTTTCACTGAAATCGGCCTCTATTTCCGTGATTAAATCGACTTTCACGCCGTTGGCCGTGTAGAGCATCTTGGCGGCAAGGATGTCGTTCTGTTTAGCGATCCAGTCGCCATGCGCCTTGGAGAGCACCATGAAGCGATCCAGTTTGGCGAGTTGCCCTTCAGTCCAAGTGTACGCCCAATCCTGAGAGAGCAGCCAAAGCTGTTGGTCGGGATGATGCTCAGGAAAATTGTCTAGTAACTTGGGGTCACGGTAGATCACCCACACGCCGTCAAGCGTAAAATTGATGTCTTCAAGGGGTATCCAAGTGGTATCGCGCCAAAGGTAGGGACAATCAGGGGGGACCGGCGCATAGACGATAACCTCGTGGCCTGCGGCCGCGAGCCGCCATGCCATTTCCACAACCGATGTCTCACTGCCGCCTATGCCGGTCTCGATTGAGTTGCGCCAGTCCCAAGGCTCAAAATTCTTGGGATGGACGAGAATAAATTTCATCTGCAAAGCACCCCGTTTCCCTTGAACATGCCCAAGTAGTCGATTTCCTCGCGATGAAAGATTTTCATTCCGGCCTGCTCAATCAAGGATGTGAGTTGAGCCAAGTCGATTGGATGGTCGTGATAGGCGCGTGAGCCGGGCGCGTAGTTGCGATCCTTGACCGGCATGGTTACGACGTTGCCGGTAATCTGGGTGTGGGCATGGTCCTGTTCTTCTATCGAGCGGCTATCGTCGGGACAGGTCACAAGCACATAGCCGCCGTCATAGACCATTGCGCGCGCGTTGGTGAGCACCTTCACCGCATCCTCGTAGTCCATGTGCTCGATCACCTCGCCCACAATCACGGTGTCAAAGACCGGCTGTAGCGGAATCGGCAGGCGGGCATCGTGGATCAAATCGGGTTTGTGCGGCTCCCCGGTAACTGGGTTATGGTCGGTCACGTCGAGGTTCACGGCGCCGAGCGCTTTAAAATTCGCCGCATCATCGGCGCACCCGATATTTAGAATCTTCCCGCGCGCATGCTTTAGCTGAAAACCCATCTGTGCGGCGGTCGAGCCGGTCACCTGCGATGGCATTATCGCGTCATAGTCAGCCAACCCCACGGGGCGGATATCTAGGTGCTTCGACTCGATACTGGTTGCCATGTATGCGGGGATCTTGAGCATCTGAAGGCGCTTGAAGAAGCTGAAATCCTCACCGAGCGGGTGAATGATATCGAACGGCTCGCACTTGAGCTCTTTGCGGATACGCTCGAACACGCGCTTTCGAACGAGCAAACACCCGCCGCCGGCGCAGTTTACGGGGAACAATTTAGCGTGGCGGTTCCAGTCGATTACCTGCTGCGGCTCCATATCGTGAAAGTCGAACATTACAGGCGTGTAAGGCGGGCGGCGGTGGACATAGAAGCCCGTGAGAACGTCCAGATTGCCGCGATTTAGGATGTCCAATAGCCGAAGTAGTAGGTCGGGCTCAAAGTCGTGGTCGGTATCGAGCATGAGCAACCAATCGCCGAGCATGTCCTTGGCGAGATTGTTTCGGGCCGTTGAATGATAGCTGTTGTCGGTATCGGCTAAATGGATGTACTCGCCAGGACGGCAGAGATAGTGGTTATTGAACTGGATCATGCGCTTTATAGCGCGGTGATATTTGGTGAACACCATCGGCACGCCGTCCATCTCACCAATGGTGCCTAGGCACTTAGAGCGAATAATCATCCGATACTCTCCGGTCCTGTGTATATTCCCTGCCTCTGAAAGATGCTCAGTTGCCCTATGGCATTGCCGTTATCCGCTTCACTTTTCATCGTGCAAAGCCAAATCAATTTGGGATCCACACCGCTTTCCTTGAGTGCATCCGCCATCGTCTCAGCCTTCACCTCTTTCATAAAAACCGCAGGCGTATGCCCATCGTCATGCCAAATAAGCCAATCGTTCATCATCATCGGGGCACTCTCCTTGATACGAGTTTTTCCATTGCATCAAACTGCGCCGAGAGGTTGTCCAGGTCGGATTTTAGCTCGTCACGCTGCTTGGTGATCGTCTGGATTTCGGCCGCAAGCCGTTCTTTTTCATTATCGGCACGGCTACGGGCGGCTTTGACATCCTGCTCGACTTTGGCAATCGCCGCTTGGGTCGCCTTGACCGCTTCGGTTTCTTTGGCCTTGAGCGTCTGTAGCATCGTGGCCAATTCCGCCTCGCGGCGTTGCTCCATCGCGGTTTTGGCGCGGATGTGAGCTTCTTGATTAGCGTTCTCATTCTCAATAAGGCGATGGGTCTTTTCAGCTTCGGTCTCGACATCGCGCTTGAGTTTCTCGATGTTCTGCTCTATGGCGTGCTTTCTGGACTCAGCCGTCTTTAGCTCGCCCTGAGCGTTGTTCACGAGCTGCGTCACTTCGGAGAGCTTGGCTAAAGCCTCGCCCAAGCGCACAAATGGACGGGTGTTGTTCAGGCACTCGTTTATGACGCGCATCGCCTCATCGGCGCCCATCGGCTCTTTCTTGGTTTCCTCAGCCATTGCCATTCTCCTTAAAACATCGGTCGTCGGACCATCAACAGCGCCACCGTAAGCGATGTAAGGCCGGTACCGCCAGCCAACACGGGAACGATAGCGGCAGCGACCTCGAGGACTTGGCGGATATCAGCGGTCGAAAACGTGAGATTGTTACCCGCAGGATCGCGAAGCGTCTTGAACTTGCCGGTGTCGGGCCACTGGTTAGTGCCCTGAATGGTGACCGTGGCGCCGTTGAAGTTGCCGTCGATGTCGACCGAGCGGTCCGATTGCGCCATGTACGCCATGATACCCGAGGTGCGGTCGATGGGCACGCATGTATCGCCTGCCGCACACGGCCCCCATGTCACCAGTTCAACGCCGCTATCGAGATTGGTAAAGTTGGGTGCAATCGTCGCCATAAGAGTCTCCTACTGTGCGTAGCCCATAATCTGAATGTTGATGGTATTGGTTACAGTACCGATTACGCAGAGCGCCGAGCCGAGCGGTGCTTTGAGCGGTGGATTAAAGAGGATAGAAGCTGTCGGTTGCGTATTGATTGGCGCAGTCCACGAGCCGGAAACCGAGGGGAAAAGCGGCGCGGCTCCAGTGGCGCAGTTAGAGCCGGTGCCAGTCTGGATGTTGAATGTGCCAGCAGTGGCGGTGGTAGTCTGTACGGCGATGGACGTGATGTAGTAGCGGATGGAAGCGCCGGAAGCTGCCTGACACTGCGTAAGGGTATTCGCGAGGCCCATGAGCGAGCAAGTAAAAGAGTTGGTGTGAAACCAGAAATCGCCCACACTGCCCAGATAGTTTGTCGGCGTCTGCGCCCATGCGGGCGAGAGAAAAAGAAGCAAAATGAGAGCGGCAATCAGTTTTTTCATAGAGACCTCAGTACGCGAGTCTGGTAACGGTCATCGACAAGCCGGTAACGCTGTTGCCCGAACTGGCGCCGCTCCATTGACAATCCATGCGCACATTGGTGCCGCCAGCCAAAGTAGTGTCCACCGCAAATGGCACGGTTCTATAAAGCGACCACAAAGTGGAAAAGGTGCTGCCCCAAGCCAGACCGGCGACTTCTGCGCCGATGTTCCCCCAAACGCCGATAGCCTGCACGGCGGAATTGTTCTCGTTGGAAATGATAAACGAGATCCCGACACCAACTCCCTGCGGGAAGTTAATGCTGTTCACATCGGAAACGGTGTTGTTGTTGAGCACCGGAGCCACGATCTGAAGTTCGCTTCCCGGCGGTGATGCTTTGCCAAAAATCGGGTAAAACGTGAGCGAGTTGCTGGCAAGGATGCCGCTCACGGTAATGATCGCATCTATTCTGAAAGCGGAAGTGCCGGTCCACTGCGCTTGAGGGATATTGATGGAACTGAACAACACTGATTGCGCGGCGGTATTGGCAACCGTGATGGGACTGCCGCTCTTGCCGGGAAATGTCTGGTTGACGTGCGCGGTAAGTAGCGCGGTCGTATTGCCGACAAACTGCACCGTGCCGCCTGTGGTATTGGTGACAACAATGTCGGTGCCGCTGATCAGATTTAGGGTGTTTTGAAGCTGATTGGCAACGCCGTTGGTTAGAAAATTGACGCCCGTGATAACACCGCCGACGGCTTGAAGGACTTGAGAGATAGAGGCGCTGCTGGCATTGGGAATAATGCCCGTCACCACCATTCCCTGGCCCACAGTGACCTGCACTATCGCAAGCTGCGGGAGCGTGATGGGAGCAATGTTGCCGCTGGAATCCGAGCGTGTGCTGACGGTCGTCGATGCGATCGTCGAGCCGCCGATCACCTGTTGGGCCATGTAGAAAAGGACAACGGTGTTCGGCAGTGGCGCGGCGGTCGCATCGTAGAGAGTGCCACTAACAATGCAGGTTGCAGGTCCGGGCATGTTTTATCCTACATACCAAGTATTCGTACCGAGGTCTTTAACTAATGTTACAGCCTGACCGGGATTGACGGTTGCCGATGCCGCGATATTCCCGCCGGTTGCAAGCGTGAATCCTGTCTGTGCGAGCAACGTCACTTCATCGAAGTCCGATGCCACTGAGATATTGCTGATGGTTGCCGAGCCCACTACGGTCTGCACATGGCGCGTCGGTGAGATGGTTGCAGCTGCGGTAATTGGGGTGTACGGCGCAAGCACCGAGCCTTGCTGCTGAAGCACCATGCGAAAGTTGTTGAGATAGTTGTAGAGGTACTGCTGCAAATTTCCCCAGAAGGTAAAAAACGATTTCACGCGGTCGTTTAGATTCCCTTCCATTGCGGGGTTGAACTGCGGCGGGTCGTATTTCGGCAACTGATGCACTACTCAAGCCTCTTTGTTTCTTTGAGAATCTTGGGGTCGAACACAACGTAATTTGATGTGCCCTTGCCCGCTGTACGCGAGCCTTGGTCTAGGTACTTGATGCCGGGGATGCCGAGTTTATTTAGCGCCGCTGATACTGCTGCTCTATCTAAATGCCCTTGTCCTGGTTGGTGCATTTCAAGTTTAAGTGCGTCAATCAACGCCGCGCCAGTTGACGTTTTGGGATCAAAACGTCGAGCAGTCCCACTAGCTTCGGTAATGTAATAGCCTTTACCCTCTAACGACTTCAGCAATGGCGCTAATTTTTTCTGCACTTCTGGTGCTTGCTGCGAGAGCGGCTTATCCCAATCGAGCATCTTGGCTATGTGCTCGTCGGGGATGTCTACTTGGTACATAGAAGGCTTTAGACGACTTAACTCATCTTGCCAGTATTTTTTTATTCGACTTACATCTTCACCTGTCTTCTCACGTACTGCGATATTCGCCATCATTTTGTTGGCGTGTGCGATTCGATCTTCATAAACCTGTGAGTATGACTTCGCCACTTCTGGATTTTCCGCAAAGTAAAGTCCATGCCCGTACGACTGCGCACCTTGCCCTGTGCCAATCTTCTCTGCGCTGAACTCATCAAATAAGTGCGGTGAGCCGTGGTACGCGGTGCCAAGCCCGATGATCCCTTTAAGCCCGCCCATGAGTCCCATCATGTTCTGTAGTGCCTGCGGCGATTGAATCGCCCGCCCGCCGGTTTCCATCTCACCAAATGGGATTCTCTGCATCATGGACTGCGGTGATTCCGGTTGATCCGCATAGCCCACCCGCCCTGCAAACGTATAAGGTCTTGCCTGCCCCAAATTGCCCTGAGCGCCGGGGGTAATAATGTCGCTACGGGGTTGCGCTTGCGTTCTCAGCACGTCCAACATCGATTGGTAATACTGCTGCTGCTGTTGCGGCGTCTGCGGGATGCCATACGCTTGAGCAATCTCTTCGGGTGTAGTTCCCACAGGCACCTAATGCACTCCCGCCACCCTGAACTCGGGTGTGTAGCCGGTCACTTCGCAATCACCCTTGGTCGCATGAATCCACTGATGCCAGCGCGCGTACTGCCGCCCATAGAACGCGCCGTTGTGGTCCTGTGTCATGTTGTTATCCACGATTCCCGGCTGTCCTAAATCATTGCAATGGATTGGGGTCACCGATGCCGAGTCGGGATAATCGATATAGAGCGGGCGCAGCTTCATCAGTTGCGACAGCCTTCCGTTATCACCGTAGAAGCCCGTGGTAAGCGACATGCCGCCCGGACCGCCCGTAAACGCCTTGGGCACGAAATTGCCGTCAAAGATGATTGCCGGATTGGACGGGTTGGGCACGGCGCCGGGTGCCATCTGCAGGTAGGGCACCATCGATACGTCTTGATGACCGACGCACCACCGATGCGATCTCAGGTTATAGGAGACGTACATATCGCAGGTTGGCGGGGCAGGCGCATTGACCGATACGAAGTGCCACCACACACACGAATTGGTCTCATCGAACCAACCCAGGGTCGCAGTGATGTAGTTCATGTCGCAGGTGCGAAAAAACCACTGCTTCACGTTATTGGGCAATCGCTGCGGGGCGTAGCCCGTAACGACATAGAAATCGTCCATGCCGATAAACGCCACGCCGTCGGGGATCTGAACGGCGCAGCCCTGAGACCATGTGCCCGTCTGCGGCGAGATCAACTGCCACGACCATGAGAACGGGGCGCCCGATTGAGTACCGAGGAAGGCGACGTTTTTCTTAAACGCCACGATGTTTCGATAGAGCGGCACCGCGGCGACAATCGGTCCTGGGGCATCGGCTAAAGGACCGTTGTTGGCTAGAGTTGCAACGCTAGGCGTCCATGCGGTGTCATCGCCCGCACCTGAGCAATTCCACTGTATAGGCGGGTTGGAATTGCCGAACGCCATCGCCTGCAGTCCTGCCACAGCAATGACGGTTTGCTGCGCCGGGGATTGAGTAAGCGCGGTGATGTTATTGGTGCGATTGGGCATGTAGTACACATGATCGAAATTGCCGACCATCAGCACATCATCGCCGAACTGCGTGAAGCGCACCGGCACAGGCGGATTGACCGTGGGGCCGGAAAGAACCTGCCACACCCCGGTGTTGGTGTTAAGTTGTCGCCACAGTATTCCTGAGCCGGTGGTGCAAGCAGCAAACAGCGCGGTGGTATCGTTGGAATAATACGCGAAGATGGCGCCGGCGGGTCGGTTGGGTAGCGGGTCGCCAATGGCGGTAAGGTTATTCATGGGGCGAAAACCGCTGAGAGTCGGAATCGCATTGATAGCGTCAAGAATGATCCCAGGCGAATTTGGCGGCAGGTCAGGAGAGAAGTCTCTCAGCATCACGCTTTGCGCCTGTCCCGATTTGAAAACCGCCATTTCTCACCACACATCGGAAGGAATCAGTAAATCCTGCTGGCTCATTTCTTTCACTCTGAGCGAAATGAACTCGTCTTTTGCCGCCTGCATGTCGGCCTGATACGCATCGGTGTCGCGAATGACCTCAAGATTGATGCGCGCGCGGGTGTATGCACGGATCAATGCTTCTGCAATTGTTGTCCACCAGTTAGTGTCGGTTGCCTGCGTCGGCGGAAAGGGCGCGCTGTAGTACGATAATGTGAGCGGGAAGAAATCAGCCGGATACGGCCAGATATAAATCTGCTGCTGATACCAAGCCCAGTTTACCGGGAACGTACTAACCGGCGCGGGACGGATAAGGTCCATGTTGCGCAGTTCCGGGTAGGATATTTTTATTAGCGGTGTGCGCAGTCCCGCCCAAGTAATCTCGATCAGGTAAGGCGATGTGTAGTCGACGGGCGGAACGTACTGGTTTAAATACGGCACGGTGGAAAGTTGCGACCAGTAGCTTTTGGCCGGAACGCTCGTGGTGGACTGCGGCCACGCTTTAGCTGTTGCCCATACCACACCGTTATCGACCGTGGTGCCGCTCTGTCCTGTATTGAAGATCGGCGGTCCAGGCGAAATGAAAATGTTAGGCGTCAATAGCGGCTTGCTCATGCCGCTTATTCCCGCCTGCACGGCAACAAAAATGTAGTACTTGTTGTCCGATGCAATGTCGTAAAACGACGTGCCTACCGGACAATAAAGATTGGGTTGCCACCCCTGTGTGATTGGGGTGTTTTCAATCTGCGTGAAAAAAAAAGGTTGCCGCGCATAGAAATCAATGGCGGCTCTGACGTAGCGGGGAACTAGATTCTGCAAATCGGGGCGGTGAAGATCGTCGAGGACTGATTGCACGAGATTTCCGAAGGTGCGCGAGTCGACTGATGAAGGAGGATACGCTTCCGGCATAAAATAACTCAGCGCCCTTCGGAAGAACAACCGGAGTTGTTCTCTATAAAGTTTGCTACGTCTAGATGTCCCTCTTTAAATAGTCGATGACTTTTTCAGCGTAGGGATATTTCGACCAACTCTCATACCACATGATTGCGTTATTGCATGGATGGCAGACAAGGCCGCGAACTTTTCCCGTCACACCATTGTGCTCTACTTCCAGAACGCCATACGGATTGCCGGATTCAGCATTACCGCAGATACAACAAACGCTGCCCTGTCCAGTAAAAAGTCGCTCATAATCTTGAAGCGTAATACCGTATTTTTCCTTAAGATTCCTTTTTCTGTAT